CTAAATCGTTCCAAATTCTAAGTTCTGGATTATATGCAAACAAGATCAAGGCAATTATCCGTGAATTATCTTGTAATGCCTATGATTCGCATGTTGCCGCAGGTAAAGCGAATCTTCCATTCGAAGTCCATCTTCCGAATAAACTAGAGACTTGGTTCTCGATTCGAGATTATGGTGTTGGTCTATCACATGATGATGTGGTTAATATCTATACAACTTATTTCGAATCTACAAAGACTTCTTCTAATGAATTTGTTGGTGCATTAGGTCTTGGTTCTAAATCACCATTCAGCTACACAGATAATTTCACTGTGACTGCTATCAAGAATGGACGGAAAGGAATCTATTCTGCATTCATTAATGAATTTGGTGTTCCCAGTATTGCTCTTATGTCGGAATCTTCCACCGAAGAATTAACTGGTGTTGAAGTTAAGATGTCTGTCACAAATTCTGATGATATTCATAAATTTCTTTCTGAAGCTGTTAATGTTTACGTCTGGTTCAAGACAAAACCGAAGGTTACTGGATCTTCTGTTTTCCAAGATAATATGAAATATGCCGAGATTAAGTTCCTGGAAATGGATATTATTCCTGGTGTACATCGATTCGATAAAGCTTATGCAGCCAGGTCTTATGCAGTAATGGGTAATATCTCGTATCCTATCGATGTTCCGAATGCAGAAACGAATCTCGGAAATCTGAAGAATCTGTTGGAATATGGTCTGGTTATGAATTTTGAGATCGGCGAATTAGATTTCCAGGCTTCTCGAGAAGGTTTATCATATAATCAACAAACTATCGATGCTATTAAAAGTAAATTAGAATTGTTGAGTTCTAAGTTGTATTCTCTGTTTTTAGAGCGAGCCAGTAAGATTGATCAGAATAAATGGGTGTTCACAAGATGGTTACTATCTTCTGATAAATTTTGGAAGTCTTCTGCACTTCGATATGCAAAGGATAATCCCTCAGATCTGTATAATCTTGATCATTTCGGACAACATCTCTATGTTAGAGAAATTTCTGTTTCAGAAAGCAAGCTGCAAGAGTTGAATATTAAAGTTACATTACTATATCGTTTATCCAAGAAAACAGCCAGAACATATAAAGATCAAGATATCAAATTCAATTATGCTATTACCGATTACATTTTCTTCATAAACGATACTAATAAAGGTGCCGTAGAACGTGTAAAATCTGAATTGTTGAACAACACATCTGTTTTTGGAAATTATTATGTTGTTATCGAGAAGATCGATAAGACTAAGGATATGCAGATTGATGAATATTTCAATCTGATTCACAATCCTCCAAAATCTTTAATTCGCAAAGTTTCTGAATTACAGAATCTCAACACAACAAAGAGGAAGACTGACGTTCGAATTGTCAGATTGGTTGAGGATCGTAGTCGAAATAGATCTTTCACAGATCTAATCTGGCGTGAAGAATCTAATCTTGATATTATTGATGATCCGAATAAAGAATTCTATTACATTCCACTAAATGGATTCACCCCAGTAACAACTAAGATCCTTTCATTAGATTTCAAAGATGCGATTCGGAGAATTAAATCTTCGAGATTGGATCCTAATATTGTGGTTTATGGTGTTCGCAAAGCAGATATCGAACGAGTAAAGACTATGAATAATTGGATTAATGTTGAAGATTATATCGATTCGTTAATCCAAAAGAATAAAGAAGATCTTCTTCGCAGCAGTGTTACAATTGACAAGATCTATGAGATTGCGTTCAGCAACAAAAGATTGATGTCGGCATTGTCCGAAGGATCCTTGTTTAAGGTTACATCAGAATTAATGAATCCGAAGATTCGATATTCGATGTATAATTTAGAGAAAATTCTACTTGACTTCGATCCCGATTTTTTAGTAGAATATAATAACTATCGAACAGTTGCCAAAAATAGTGTGAAAACCTTAAACACTAAGTATCCAATGCTGCAGATTTTACAAGAATATCAGATTGATAGTTCTGAGAAGATTATTGCGGATTATATCAACTTAATTGACAAGACAGAAGAACAGAGGAAGACATTATGTACCCATATCTAATTCAAGGAAATAACATTGTTATTGTTATCGATAACAATTCTCACACAATCAACAAGCAACACATCTCTTATCAAAAGATCGTCGATGCGATCAAGGCCAGTGATTGGGAATCCGTTAAAGAATTAATCGAACCAACTAAGTCTCTAGTAGATTATGGTCTGAACAACATCAAGATCGAAGGTGGTGAATTATATTGGAGAGGAGAAGTTTTCGCAAACGCTCTTTCTGATAAGATTATTGAGATGTACCGTGAAGGCTTTCCGATTGATCCTATGATTGCTTTCATGGAAAATCTGATGTCAAATCCTTCACATCGTTCTGTTAAGGAACTTTATCGATTCTTAGAGCGTGGAAATCTTCCGATTACTTCAGACGGCTGTTTCTTGGCTTATAAGAAAGTTCGAGCTGATTATAAGGACGTCCATAGTGGAACTATCGACAATAGTGTAGGACAAATTGTTGAAATGGAACGCAATAAGGTAGATGATGATAAGGATCGAACTTGTAGTTCAGGTTTACATTTCTGTTCTCAAGATTATCTCAACCACTTTGGTGGTGAGCGGATTATGATTCTTAAGATTAATCCACGTGACGTTGTTTCTGTTCCATCAGACTACAACGATACAAAGGGACGTTGCTGCCGATATGAAGTGATTGGTGAATTGACAGGATCACAGAAGCCTGGTACTGTATTCACAAAACCAGTACAAGATAATATCGATGAGGAAGTAGACGAAGATCTTTCTTACGATGAATATTGGGATCAACCAGAGTATGGTGATTGAGAAGGAATGGGGGGATAGAAATATCCCTCCAAATTATAACTATGATTAGACCTACAAAATATAATAGAGTTAGACATCAGGCATCAGGAAATTTCCTATCAAACTACTCTTTCTATGGCAAATCCTATAGTGGTTTCAGAAATACTTCTTCTTCTTTCTCGAATAAAATTGCTTGTTTTTCAGGAACATTCCATCTTGCAAGATGCGGATCATTTTCTGGATCGATGACGACGAGAGCATCTTTTTCTGGAAAATTTAGTTTCTAATGCTTGACATTCCAACCCCACTATAGTATAATAGTTCTATATGGAAAGCGAACTGAAGATCTCTCGGATCTTCTCAATTCTGAAAGAGGTGGCTATTGCCACCCCAAAAGTTGCTGGTGCGAAAGTATCAGCAGCTATCGTCTACAAAAATAGAATTATTTCGATCGGCGTGAATTCCATGAAATCCTCGCCACTACAGGCCAAATATGCAGCTAATAAAGATCTATCTATTTTCCTTCATGCTGAAATTGCAGCAATTAAGAATGCGCTACGTCAATTGGATGTAGAAGATTTCCCTAAAACTACTCTGTTTATTTGTCGAGCAAAAACAGATATCCTGACTAATAAAATGACATTCGGAATGTCAAAACCTTGTCCTGGTTGCCAACGTGCTATCGCAGAATTCGGAATTAAGCGTGCAATCTATACACTTGATGATTCTGGATGGGAGGTGATCTGATGATCCATGCGGGATATTGTTGCATAAATCTGACACTTCAAAAATCTTTAGGGATCACTTCTAATAGAACTATGCGTCGTGATACTTTCTTACAGAAAGGCATCGGATATGCATCTGATCTTATTCTCGAGAATGTCTCTGATCTGCTAAGGATTGTTGATTGGAACGGTCAGAACAAAATCAAGAATTTCAGAATGTCTTCTAATATGTTTCCATGGGCTTCAGAATACACTCTCGAAGATCTTCCCAAATGGTCTAAGATTAAAGGAATCTTGAAAGAAACAGGATCTCTTGCGAAAGAATATGACATGCGATTATCTTTCCATCCTGGTCCTTTTGTGAAATTAGGATCAGCGAAAGAAGCTGTTGTTGATAATTCGATAAAAGAATTAGAGATCCATAACAATATCATGAATCATATGGGTCTTGAAGCAAGTTCTTATTATCCAATTAATATCCATGTCGGGATGTCTTATTCTGAAGAAGTCTCTGACAGATTCTGTGCTTCTTTTCTGAGATTATCCGATACAATGAAAAAGAGACTGGTTGTGGAGAATGACGACAAAGCATCGTCATATTCGACTTCTCATCTATTCTTGGATATCCATTCGAAGATCGGAATTCCTATCACATTTGACTATTTCCACCATTCGTTATATAATGGTAATGAATGGGAGTTAACTGAAGAAGAAGCTTTTGAGATGGCTTATTCGACTTGGGATACAATTCCTCTATTCCATTATTCTGAATCGAAAGCATTACATGAAGGAATTGATTGTAATGAGACTGCACACTCAGATTATATCAATTCATTGCCTTCCGATTATGGAAAGGACATCTATCTAGATATCGAAGCAAAAGCGAAAGATTTGGCGATTATTAAGATTCTACAGGAGAAAGTACAATGTTAGTGACATATTCTAAGAATTATTTTTCGATCTACACTAAGGATAATGCTTCCGTTCGAATTAAGACTAATGAGAAGAATTTCGATGAGATTCTGACTCTATTCCTAGATGTAGATCAGACGAAAGAAAAGAAGCGGCCACGCAAGATTCGGTTTGAATAGGAGAAAATATGTATAAGCTTAGTTCGATGATTTTGATGATGATTATTTTGGTCTTTGGAACTTCTTGTTCTAGGGTTAACGTAGATCTTGGACATGAAGCAGTCTTAATCTACAAGCCATGGTTTTTCGGTCATGGTGGTGTTGAGAAGGAACCTGTCAAGCCAGGTTCTATCTTTGTCGCATTATCTACAGATTCATATGAATTAGACATGAGACCAATTAAGTTCGATGAACCTTTCGACGATATTATGCCGAAGGACAATAATCCAGTAGATTATCATGCCTCTGTTCGGTTACAGATTACTGATTCTGTTGGTTTGTTGAGTAAGTTTGGAACAGATTACTACAAGAATAATATTCAACGTGCTTTCCAGACTATGAATCGTAATCAAGTAAGACAGTACTCAATGCCAGAATTAGCTCTACAACAAGAAGTAGTCGAGAAAGTTGAGCGTGAATTAGAGAAAGAACTACAAGAATATGTAGATCGTTTTAAGATTCCTGTTAAGATTTTAGACGTTTCTCTTGGTAAGATTTCACCTCAGAAAGAAATTATCTCGGCTTATAATGAAACTGGTGTACAACAGCAGAGAGCAAAGACAGAAGCGCAACGTGCTAATGCAGAAGAGTCTCGCAAAGCTGCAGAGATTAAGCGAGCAGAAGCGGATCGAGCATATCAGGAAGCACGTGGTTTGACTCCTGATCAATATCTTAAGATGCTTCAGATTGAAGCCTGCTCTAAATCAAATTGCACTATGATTATGGGTAGTAATGCTGTTCCGATGGTTAATGTGAAGTAACATGAACAAATATAAATGCTCTTTCTATTGTGGTAAAGATAGATCGGTATTCATGAGGGACTACGAGGTTCAGGCCTCCAGTCCCTTCGATGCATCCAGGATTGTTGAATCCCTTTATTCTTCTGATAAATATTTCCGTTGGAGTTCTATCCCACAACCTAAATGAGGAACTAAATGGAAAAGATCAATTCGAATACTGAAATTCCTAAGATGTATATTTCGTTCGAAGGAGCTGGATATTATCTGCTCTCAGGAGAGATTGATAACGAAAACACTTCTGATGCGATTAAGTATATCGTAGAAAGAAATTTAAATTTCCATGAACAAAGAGAATCTACTGAAATTAGAATGATGATTAATTCTATTGGTGGCGATCTCTGTTCTGGATTCGCCCTGATTGATATTATGCGATCTTCAGAAATCGATGTCGCAACTTTTGGTCTTGGAACTATCGCTTCTGCAGGACTTGCTATTTTCATGGCTGGAAAGAAAGGAAAGAGATATATTACACAGAATACTTCTATCCTTTCACATCAATTCTCTTGGGGTTCTTTTGGAAAAGAACATGAATTGTATGCAAGAAATAAAGAGTTTGAATTAACTACCCAGAGAATGCTTGCTCATTATAAGAAGTGTACAGGATTGAATGAAAAGAAGGTAAGAGAAATTCTTTTGCCGTCTCACGATGTGTGGTTGTCAGCAGAAGAAGCCGTAAAGTATGGAATTGCTGACAAGATTGTAGAGTGGTATTAAAATGATGTGGGCGAAGGAATCAAACTCTTCGCCCATCACATTTATAGATTTGGTTTTTATTAGTTATTCAATTTCGCTATCGAATACTAATTTATATTCTTTTTGTTGGAAACCATCTTTTTGCGCTTCGGCCATGATTATAACGCTATTACCTTCAATAATTATCTCATAACCACTATGTTCTCCTTTAACACCACCTAATGATTTTTCAAATTTTACACTCGAAACAATATCAGAAAGTTTGAAACCAGATGATACGATAGGTTCACCAGCTTTTGCTTCCGCAATTGTTGCTTCTACAATTGCTCTGATGTAATTCTTGAGATCTGTGTCGGGTTTTGATTCAGAAATCGTGTTTAGATAATCTTTTTTGAAATTTTGTAGGTTCATGTAAACTCCTTATACTTATTTATTTATCCCTTATTTATTTATCCCTTCATCAGCTTCCCATTCAGAGTTACTGAATGGGAAGGATAATTAGAACCATCAGAATCAGAAAAAATGTAAGCAGTGTTCCCATCGATGACAATCGTCATATCTTTATAATTTCCGATCAATAGATCTTTTTCTAGAGGAGCTGGATAGAGTTCTTCATCTTCTCCAGTTAATGGTCTGAATTCAATTTTAATTAAATCTTTAAGTTTAATCGGAAGATTATTTTCCATTTCTTCTAAATTTTCTTCTACGATTGATCTGATGTAATTCTTGAGATCTGAATCATCTGTCGATTCAGAGATAGTCTTTAGATATGCTTGTTTGAAATTCTCTAGATTCATGTTATTTAATTGTTTTTGATTTTTATTTACGGATAAACTCTGGCCAGACCTTTTTGCCTTTAGAATCCCACCAATCTGGCATCTCACCATTTTCTTCTCCATAAAAGTTCCAAACTTGACGATCGCCATATTTTTCTACGTGCTTTTCTAGTGCGGCGACGAATTTCTTATCAAAACCAATAGGATTGTCCCAATCTGGATTAAGTAGTGGTTTGACGTTTTTCTCGAAATCGTCTCTAGGTTCATTAGCTTCTGAAATAACTTCTTCTACGATTGATCTGATGTAATTCTTGAGATCTGAATCATCTGTCGATTCAGAGATAGTCTTTAGATATGCTTGTTTAAAATTTTCTAGGTTCATATATCCTCTTATCTATTTAGTTATTTTAGGAATTCTACCAGGAACATAATTCTCAGGAACGTTATGTGGTAGAGTCATAATTTGATGCATTGAAATAGGATTATAGAACCATTTCTTTCCATAACAATGATTATTCACACCACTTTGTGCAGCAGACATTTTCTTCTTGGTTTCTATAGAATGCTTTTCGCCAATACGACATTCAGCAAATGATCGTTTTTGTTCTTCTGATCTTCTATTCACAGCTTCAGATAACTTCTGTTTAGCTTCTTCAGAATGTTTCTTACCTCTATGGTTTCCTGGTGCTGGTTTACCTTTCTTAGCTATAGACATCTTCTTCTTAGTCTCTTCTGAGTGTGTCTTACCACCGTTCGTGAGATTAGTTAGTATTCCAGTTCCTAGATCTTTTCTTCCATATCTGGCGATTTCTTGAATCTCTAAGTCTTTTGCTTGATCTTCAGATAAATTTTCGTGTAGGAATACGATTTTGGATTTATCTTTTGGTACAGGAATTCTGTGTTTATTAAATGCTCTTTGACCTTTACCATAACCAATATAGTAGGGAGTTCCTGCGAGAGCAGTTTCGGAATCTTTTGAACGCAAATATGCGTAGACGTAATAAATAGTATTAGACATAAGCTAAGTTCCTTTTAGTTTGTGGTTAGAGGGTACTAGATGTGTCAACATCTATTATCCTCATTTTATTTATATAAAAGTCAATTTTGAGACAAAAAAAGGGAACCCGAAGGTTCCCTTAATTTATTGTTAAAAACAATCCTATAAGATGTTCTTAATCTTTACGAGTCTATAATAATCGTTGGATGCTGCACCTAGAGTTGCGCCATCGCCAGATAGTGGGTTTGCGACCATACCGTAGCGGGTCTTGAAACCTATTTTTGGCTGGAATGTATCTGGATCAGTTGCACGAACCATTTGTAGTGGTACGTATGGGCAATAGAATAGACCTGCGTCATAAGCATTGGATCCCTTGTATCCAACAACCATAACGTCAGAGAATGTTACGCCAGCGCCAACCGAGAAGTATGGATCAACATAGACCTTGTACTTACCGTTTAGAATACCAGCAAATGTATTACCAGTGTCGTCAACGTTTAGGTCGGTTGATAGAGCAGGAGTATAATCTAGCTTGCCAGCCATTGCTAGAGCAGAAGCAACGTCTGAAGAGCAGATAATGATATTACCCTTTCCTCTACGTGTTGCTCTCGCAATTTGGTTCGCTTCTCTTTCAGCATGGAACATTAGACCCTTGAAGCGCTCAACTGACCAACGACCGTCAGAGTCGGTATCTAGGTCGAAGTAACCAGCTGTTGTTGTACCAGAGCTTGCACCAGACTTCGCAATCTTGTATAGGGTTCTGATAACTTCACGGTTAATTTCAGCCATAATTTCGGTTGAAAGAATGTTTGAGAGCTCAGATTCTGCATCTAGATTGTGCATAGCCTTTAGGTCTTGTGCCAATTCTAGAGAGTATTCTGCCTTTAACGCACGAGTTTGGGCTGTTACGGTTACCTTCTCGATAGAGAAGCCCATGTTTAGTGGGGAGAAACCTTCGCCTGATGCTGTGGTCATACCAGTACCGAATGTAGATAATGTATCAGAAGCGGTTCTGAAGATATTATCTTGGTGAGTACCAGTTCCTGCGAAGTCGGTATCGGCTTCGTTGAATAGTGCTTCGGTTGAAGATAGAGGACCAGTTGCGCCAGAACCATACTTTGACTTCATGGCGAAGATTAGACCTGTTGGCATGTTCATTGGCTGAACACCACAGATATCATAAGCCATTAGGTTTGGCATGGATCTACGGACTAGAGCAATTAGAATTGGGTCAAACTTATCAACGTTGCCAGCAACGTTAGCAGGAACACCAGATTCGGTGATTAGCTTTCTTGATTCGGCTTGAGCCTTTTCTTGGTTCTCTAATAGAACCGCAGTAACTTGCTTCTTGTAAGCGTCTTTGATTGGGGCGACTTCTGGGTGATCCAGAATAGCCTTCCATTTGTTCTGTAGATTAGACATATTTCTCCTTAAGAAATAAATTTATATTAGTATTTATAAAAAATTAAAACTTGAGATTCTTAGAAATTGCGTTTGAATAAAGATTCATGATAGGATCATCAGTAATAATTGTGTTATCATCAGAGATCTCTACCATTGATTCTTCGGTTAATTTCTTCTTTGACTTAGAAGTATCAAACGCATTCTTGACAATATCTTTTAGTTTTTCTTCATACGAAGACTTAGATTCGTAGGTTACAGATTCAACTAACTTTGCGAATCTTTCTTTTTGTGCGAGTGATAGATCCTTAGAAACAGATTCGAAGACAGCTTTCTTTGTAGAGACTTCAGCTTTATTCTTATAGAGAATAGATCTGTTCATCTCTTCATTCAACTTCTCTTCGAATTGTTGTTTTTGTTTATTGAGTTCTTCAACAAATGATTGCTTCTCTTCAGAGATTGTTGATTCTAGATCGGAAATCTTAGATATTAGATCCTCAACGACGTTAGTTTCCTCAGGGATAACAATATTATGCTCGACGAACATTGTCTTTAAACCAGACCAGAAAGATTCCATAATCTCAATCTTTAGACCTTGTTCAACAGCCAATGCATTCTCTTCCAACCAGGATTCGGCAACATAAGTGAGATACTTATCTACTGATTCGATAACATTTTCGTAAACTTCGATATTCTCTTCTTCAGCAGCAACTTCAGGTTCTGGTTCTGGCGCTTGTTCCATACTCTTAAGTTCTCTTGCGACCATAGTAGAAATTCTAGGATCATCTGCAATCACTTGCATAATACTCATGACTAGAGATAAGAACGGTTCTGCCATACTATTACCAGATAAATCTGTAATAGCAGCACGCATAGAATTTAATAATTTTGTTCTTTCAGAGTCTGTAGCTTGTAGTAATCTGACAATATCAATATCAGTTAATAGTGCTCTGATGTCTTCAGGAGTAAAATCTTTCGCTTCTTGTTCCATTACTTCTTCTTCGTCTTCCATCTCACCTTCAGATTCTAAACGAACGATTTCCTCGTCCTCTTCTTCGATTCCTGCTGTTTTCATAACACCCTTTGCAATATCATGAGCCTTCTTGATAGTACTTTTCTTTAGTGGCGGTTTGTCGCCACTTGTCTTCATTGCAGAAGCCATACCAACAGCATAAGCTTCTGGTGGAGTGTCGACTGGTCCTAACTTAGTTGCTTCTTGTACTTTTTGATTGACTGCTTCATCGAATGCTGTCTTCAACTTAGCAGCAAAATCTTCCGGAAGATCTATGCCTTCGAAGATTGAATCAAATGGATCTTGATTATTTTCCATCAATTACTTCTCCTATACTCTTATTTATAATTTTTACAATCTCGAAAGAAAGTCTTTGAAAATCGCAATCTTTTCTTCTTGTAACCCTTTAGATGTATCTAATCTCTTTTTATAAGAATCAATTGTCACTTCTTTCACAATACCATTATTCCAAACCCATTCTTTAGATTCCATAACAGCTTCTACGAATGCTTCATGAGCAGATGGATCAGCAACGATATCTGCTGCAGTCATAATCTTGTAATCTGGTTGAACGATTGAGTATTGGCCTTCTTGTTTCAAAGAACCTAATCCTCTAGTGGAAACACCTAACATACATCCGCCATCGATAAATGCCTTGACAATTTTCCCATTAGGAGTATTCAAGATCTTCGCTTTACCAATATAATTAGTGCCTTTTTGTTCTAATGTTGTTATAAGGTGAGATACTCTATCGAGATTAATAGTAGGATTTTCTGGATGACCTAATTCTCCGAACGCTCGATTTTTATTAACATATTCTTCAACATAACGTTCTACTTCTGGTCTCATATATTCCATCATATATTTTCTTGAATTTCTATTAGGTTCTTCACACTGAATAAAAATACCTTCAATGAAATAATCTTTCGGCTTACCTTCAGCAGATTCTGAAACAATTTTAATAACTTCATTTACTTCTGTTAATAGTTTCATTTGTATATTCCTGCTCTTTTACCTTTTTTAATTGAGATCTTTCTTTTCTTGAGAATTGATGATAATTTTGCTGCTCGTTTTCTTGAAGCTTTTCTAGCAGATATCGATCTCTTTCTCTTCTCTGCTGGAGCCATTCTTACTAACTTCTTACCAGAAACCCTATAACCAGCCTTCGCAGATTTAATCTTCTTGCGTTGAATCTTTCCACCACGAACCCTATCGTAGCGGATTTTTTGGCCAATCTTTAAAGTTTTCTCTAAGAGCATTAAGAATATTGTCCAACCTTGACGAATCCGGATGTTTTTTCTAATTTCATAACAAGAGTGTACGGATCAGTTGTTGTAGAAGTTAATAGGATAGTCGAATCTGCCCCAGCAGCAACATTAGTAATCTTAGATTGATAATCTTTACTATAATTGATTCCACCATTTCCACTATAGTGACCAATTAATTGATCTGTAGATCCATTAAAATGTAATGAGATCTTATTAGTTCCTGTAATAGACCAGTCAAGTTTGTCTACAGATACAATAGCAACTCCGGTTGATCCAGCAAAACCAGTGGCTCCGATCGGACCTGTTGCGCCGCCTGGGTGTAAAACAAACGCAAGAGTCTCTATCCCCGCCCCGGAAATAGTAACAACTGCCGAATTTTCGTCTTGTCTTAAAATAGTAGTAGTTGCCATTTATTATACCTTAATAGAATTTGGTTTATTATCTTTCGATAGAGAAATAATCTTCTCAATAATTTTGTTTTTAAGAGGTATGATCCCACACCTCCTAAACTATCTGTTCAATTTAGCTACAAATGGTCTTTGAAGCTTCCGTTATCAATCTTTGTATCTGTCGGGGTTATTGTTATATAGTTTGTCAGCGTCCCGACTATTTGGATACCCGTCTTTATCAAAACCCTCACCTGGACGATTCCCAGAAGGCATATTATAGATACCTCTCTTAGGTTTAGTATCGTATCCCTTTAAGAAAGCTTTAATTTCTTTAATTTCTGCATTTGTTTTAGCTGGTTTACCTAATATCTTCTCAAGTCTATCATGTTCTGCACGGAAGCTAGCTTCGTCATGTTCTGTATCATCATACCGATTATATATTGGATATTGCTGGTGAAACGGCTCTTGAACATCTCTGATAGCAGCATGCAATTTTGGATAAAACTTTTTGGATATTACAATGCGGCCTTCAGCTTCTCCAATAAGTTATTCAAATGGATCTAGCGATTTGAAGGTATCTGGATAACCAAATTCATCAAAAGCTCTTAGATTTCGTGGATAATCGGATTCGGTTCCAGATCCACGAAAATATGGTTTTGGTTCGAATCGCTTCATGAATTTTTTAAGTTCTGCATTTTGTAATCCGTCTTTGGTGCTTAATAACTTCTCAAATTTATCTAGTTCTGCTTCGGTGGCATAACTAGTAAAAATTCGAAAGCGTCTAGATCCAGGATCAAGATCTTTAATAGCAGCATGCAATTTTGGATATTTTCTTTTGGTTATGGATATTTCATTTTCTTCAACCAAAACTTCTTCGACAATTGTTCTGATATAGTTTCTTAGATCTGAATCGTCTGTTGATTCTGTGATTATCTTTGTATATACTTCTTTAAAATTTTGTAGGTTCATACGTTCTCCTTATAACTCTTTTTTAACTTGTTCTCTTTTTTCTTTTAACAAATCGGAAATTTTGTTAGCAATTAGAGAATTGACAATAGGTTTAATTGCTTGTGGATTCCCTTCTTTTGAATGTTTGATAATTGCTTCGATTTTGGCTCTTTCAGTTTGTGTCATATAATCCTCTAATTATTTATACCTGCGGAACATTATCTGTTGGAGGTAATTCAATGTTAGAAATCTCTGGAGTTTCTAATGGTGGAAGTTCTTCAGGAGAAGGATTACCAAGGTCCGACATTCCTAGATCCATTGGAGTTTCTTCTGGGACTTCTTCATCAGGAATAGATTCTTTATCGATCGCCATCTCTTTAATCTCATCATCAGATAACTTCAAGAAATGCTTCTTAATATAATCTTCTGAGAAATAAGATTCACCTAAACCAAGTGCAGCAGAAGCCAATTCGATTCTTCTAGTCATAATTTCGGCTTCGTTATATTCGGCGAAGTGAGAATCTTTTCTGAAGTCATAATAGATATTATTCTTAATATAAGTATCCCATTCTTCAGATGTGATGATATTCTTAAGAACCAATTGTGTTCTAAGAAGATCTGTGAAGATAGAGGAGAATCGCATTCTCAATCTCTTGATAAACTTATTGAATTTAACTTCTTCTCTGTCAATTTCTGCAGTTCTACCCGTATTGAATGTAGATCCTTCAGTAATTCTTGTTATAGGTACGTGTAGAGCATTATATAGTTTCTTTCTGAAATATTCAACGTCGCCCATTTCACCGAGATTTGCGCCACCTGGTAGAGTAGAGATATCTGTTGTTTTACCATCTTCTCCAACGGGAATCCAGAAATCTTCTAGAACGCTAAGTGTTCTTGAGTCGTCTCGTAATTCACCTGTTGCTTGATCGTATACAATCTTATTTCTGAACTTATTCATCAAAGAATTTACATATTGTTCAGCTTTAATTTTAGGTAAACCAGCAGTACCAATTTTAAATACTCTTCTCTCTGGTGCTCTTGCTAACCTGTAGATTACAGTAGCATCTTCTAACATTCGCAATTGATTGTACGGTTTAATTGATTTATGTAAATATGAAATTACTGTTGCTTTATTTTTATAATCAATCAATCCAGAGTTACAATATGCTACTGAATCTGCAGGTAACTTAATATCACTCTTATAAACGTAATATTCTTGTACAGTCTTCTGTAATTTAACACCACGTTTCGAGAATTCTTCTTTAACTTCTCTAATCTTTTCGATTTCTCTTGGATCTATATATCTTAATTCTTGAATACCATCTTTAGTATTCTTGGAGTCGATTACTACAGAGAAGAATAATCTTCCATCAATATACCATCTTTTGAAGATTTCATATGCATTTTCGTTGAAATCTAGTAAATTTAAGATTGTATCGAATTCTTCTTGTATTACTTCTTTGATATCTTCCGAAAAAGGAAGACGGTCTAAAACAACTCCGACTGGGGATTCTGGATCCCCAGTCACAATTGCTTCGTTAATAATTTCGTCGATAGCAGATTCGATTTCTGGCATCAGAGAAAGATCTCTATATTTATTTATGAGTATTCTCTTATCAGAAGAAGAAAAATCAGTATTAAATGATGTATTTACGAATCCACCACTTGAAGTTACAATAGTAGCGTCGTCGTCTAACTGTGGAGGAACAGGAGAAAGTAAATCTTTCTCCTCTTCGGGTCCTCTTCTTTTAAATGAAAAACCAAAATAATCGAATAATGCCATGAATAATCCTTAGTTATTTTCTTTCAAAATTAACTGAAATCAGAAACACCAGCGGATTCCCACCAGTCATATTGTAAAGTTACTGTAAATTCTTCGATAGTATCATTGGATTCCCAAGACACATCGATAGGAGAAATATCCGTAGGAAACATCCCTACGAATTTGTATTCTTTTACAACAGCACCTTGTTTGCTATATTGTGTTACGAAAGCTAGTGGTGCTTTGTATCCTAAATCTACCTTAGTATTCTGAACATGTTGGTTGATTGTGCTCATCCAGAGTTCGAATCCATTTCTCACTCTGAAATTTTCTTCGTTGATCACTGTAACAGTCCACTCTGCGAATGTTTGATCGCCGTGTACTTTAATTTTTCTACCGAAATAAGGAACTTCAACTACACCTAATGTCTTACCAGGTAATTGCGCCGCTTTGCAATGAAATGTGAAATCGTTTTCGGCAAAAGGTAAACCGAATACCTTTGCTTCGAATAGAGTTGGTCTAGCTCCTTCAAGACTAAACGCACCCTTGAATCTATCTAATGTGAATGCCATATCTTATTAAATCCTTTATTCTTATTTATTCGTTAGAAATGGGAGGATTGCTCCTCCCATTATTAGAATTGACCAATAATCTCAGAAAATTCCACGCCTGTTCTGACGGCAACGAAATTTAGTTGAATGAAATTAATAGATCTTGCTGGTTTAATGTAAATATCACCAACGAACGAATTAGAATCAATTACCTGAGGTGTGTTGTTTGTTGTGTCGCAAACAACCTTGAAATCAGTAATTCCTCTTCTACCTTGTACGTCTCGTAAGAATGGTTCTACTAATCCAACGAATTGTGCTCTTGTGAATTCGTCGTTTAATTCGAATAAAGAGAACTTAGAAGCAGTAGAAATCGATTTCTTAAGAACATTGAATAATCTACGGACATTAATTCTATCAAAAGCTGATGGCTTAGAAAGAAGTGTCTTGTCGCCAAATAACACAGTTCCTTGACCAGGGAACGTGACTACTGGATTAATTCCAATCTTGAATAGATCGTCTCTATTAGCTTTATTTGGATTAAACGCTAATTTAACAACATTCTTTAGATTTCCTCTATTGAAACCTGCTGGCGAGAACCAAGGATCGTTAGTTGCGTCTGTTCTGGCACATAGACCAGCAATGTCAGCATTCAGAGGAACCCAGCGGAAAACGTCATTATACTTATCATATTGGTATTTCCAACCAGAATCAACAACAGCATAAGAAGATGATGGTAATAGATTTCTGAATGTTGTGATATCTGTTACTTCTTGTCCTTTATTATCTACAACCGAAACCTTAGTAGGAGATAAGAACACAACAGCGTCTCCTCTGTTCTCAGCAATAGATTGGACGAGATAAGTTCCAACTGTAGAATTAGCAGAAGCACCGATAATTAGGTTCACATCAATTGTTTCTGCGTCGGCGAATAGATCGTATCCAGCCTGGATTTCTCCATTGGAAAGAACATTAGCATCAACTCCGGCAGTTAACGAAGAAGTGATCGCTCCACCTGGTACGGCATCATAAGCGCCAGCAGAAGAAGCAGTTGTACCCCAATCTGTTGTAGTTCTTGGATGATTGGTCCACCAAATATATCTGGATCTATTATTAATTACATTTGCGTAATAATTCGACTCGCCAGATTCCGTCTTAGCATCAGAAGCTTTCGAAACAAATTCGAATTTCTCTAATACAGAATTTTGTGTTCCTGTAAATTTACCGTCTTCATCGATAACGATAATATGTAACTCATCAAGCGATCCACCATTTTGGGATGCATATGTAGAAGTTCCTGGCGCAATACCAAAAGATGATGCGTAAGTCCAACCAGTGAATCCTGTTGAGTCACAAATAGACACTTTGAGCGAGTTACCTAACACACCTGGATACTTTGAGGTCCATGTTCCAGCAGCCGAATCAACACCAGAAATATAATTCTGTTGATAATCCTCTTCATTTTTAATTAAGATAGTATTTGCAGTTGAAGCTGTGATTACTGGTACTGTGGTGAATCCTGTAGCACCTGTAACAGTTACTGTTGGCGTTGTGGAATATCCTGTTCCAGCATCTGTTAGAGATACTGCACTAACAAGAACACCAGTCGCACCACCATATGCAAGTGTTGCTGTGCCTTGTGCACCAGAACCGCCGCCACCTGTGAATGTTAATGCAAATGTTCCTGGGGCCATAGCATTAGTAACACCAGCAGTAACAATAGTTAAACCAGAGATACCTGAAGCACCATTAGTTGCATTTCTAGCTGTGGATCCTACATTTCTAACTACTCGTAGTGCATTTGAGTAGCTTAAAAAATTTGCTGCTGAAAAGAAAGTGTCAGCAACGTCGTTATTTGGTTTGTTGAATGTATCTACTAGTTCTACTTCTGAAGAAATAGTTCTAACTTCTAGAACTGGTCCCCACTGAAAAGCACCAGCAATTGCACCGATTGATGTTGCAACTCCAGGTACTGTAGTTGTCAAATCGATCTCAGATACATTCACTCCTGGCGATAAATTAATAGCCATTATGTTTCTCCTAATTAGAGTTAAATTATTCTTTCGAATATGGAATTCTAATTATATTTATAAAAACAGAAATCTTGAGATTACAGTAACCAAGAATTATCTGTGTATTCTGATTCATTACCGTCTGTTATTCCTGCAAAAGAGTAAATCTCTTCTTCAATATTCTCTTGCTTTTCTAAAAAAGATCTTCTGAGATCGGAATTAGTAATTTCTTTAAAGAAAGATTCGTTCGTTGCCCAAGAAAATAACAACAAAGCCATGACTAGATCGTCATGTTTTCCAGATTCACCAGACCAAGATCCAGATTTATTGATGAAAGAATATAATTCTTGAACCATATCTTCAGTAAAATTAATTAATCTATCTTCCTCGATAAGTGTTTTAAGAATCGAAGCACCTAATCTTTTAACACCAGTTGTCATCTCGACACCAATTTTATTCGATTTGGTGAAAGAATTCCTAAGTTCTTGTCCACGTTTCCCTGTAATTGTGGTGAATATATTTTCATATTCTAAATCCCAATAACAAGATTCCGCAACAGTTTGGCCGACAGTATTTCTTTCAATTAGAAGGAATGCGTTATTATAACTTTTAGCAAGATCAACGATAATATTCGGAAGCATTATTGGTCTTGTGGTATTATCTTTAAATCTTGCAACAATCTTGTAAGGAATAGTGGTTGTATCTATCACAACAGCAACAGAGTAATCATTTTCTACTCCTCTTGATGAGTCGACAGTTACAACATAATTATGATTTTGTAAAGATTTTTCCAGAACGACTAATGAATCAGTCTGTTTAATAGGGACTTCCCAAGTAAGAGATTGTAATTTGTGTCCTGATATTAGTGTGTTAGAAGAGCCTAGGAATTCGTTTCCATATTCCTGTCGAAAACCATAGTCTCCAAGAATTTCTAATTGTGTTTTTTTCCAATTTTCGTCTCTACCAGGAACCATATCCCATGTAATTTCGTATGGAACAAATTCGCTTCTGTTTTCTTCAGCATCTTTCCATAACTTATAATAATGATTCATTCCATTAGGTGTCGAAGTTACTATGAATTTAGAATCAGTTCCTGACGAAATTGTCGGGAACGTCGATTTAAAGAATTCTTCTGCATTATCGATGAATCCATACTCGTCACAATACACACAATTATGTGAAACAATTCCATTTGTAATATATGAATTAGTTTCTTCTACATTCAATAGATCGTATACTTCTTCATCAGGAACATTCTCAATAGAAATTACTCCTTTGTTTGGATAAATCGAATAACCTAATTTTAGGTATTGAGCTTCGACGAATTCTCCATTATCCAACATAATTCTATGATCCGGTGTACACTTTAAGAATTCACCTGTATCCAAAGAAATCTTAATCAAATCAGAAACAATTCCTCTAGATATAATACCATCAAAATCACGAAATCCTAGTTGAGTCAAGACTTTGAATTTTCTGGTTGAATCTGATATCAAATCTACACACTCTGAAATCGGAATGAGAAAAAATTCATCAGTCAATTCATCATATAATCTTATTTTCGTGTCACCAGTAACACAATTTGGAGATCTGCCTCTTATGGAATCAGTCGATGTTGCGGCAGTAAAAATTTGAGAATTGTTTCCGAATTCTAGAGATCCTTTATTAAGGACATCGACTCCTGGTTGGAGAAAAAATGGAAGATTCTCGAGTGCAAGTGTTATTCTAGATAGAATTTCTCTCGCTGTAGCTGCTTTATTTGCCAGAATAGCAACAGTCTTATCGCTGTTGAAAATTGCATACCAAAGTAGAAATGCAGCTACAGTTGTAGTCTTAGCTGCTTGTCTAGCTGCCAATATAATCGAGAATCTATTTGTCCAAAGAGATAGAATTAATTCTTTCTGATATTCTCTTAGTGTAAGAGGTATCAATCCTTTATCGAGAGAAATAATTTTAACATAATTTTCGATAAAATAGATCGGATCTTTAGAACAACGAATATATTCTTCGATTTGTTCCTGAGTGTAATTTTCAGATAGATTAGTTCTTTTTATTTTTGGATTTAGATAATAAGTTCTATCACTCATTACTATTCTTTATTACCTTTCAAAAATTTTTGTAATTCTGCTGTCGATCCTATGAATAGATTATTTTGAGTATTATTCTGGACCTCAGGTTTAGATTTCGTCTCTTTTATAGTGATATCTGCGAGCGATTTAGCTACATCAGCCGTTGTCTTGATTAAATTAGAAACAACTTCGTATGCTCTTGGAGATTCAGAAGCTTTGGCGAATTCAAGAAGATTATCTAAAGCATCTTGAGATTTATCAAGTAATTCATGATGTATCTTCTTGACCTTTTCGATATCTTGATTAGTCTCTTCCTGTACAACTAATTCTTGTTTTTGTGTAGGTTCTATATCGAATATTTGATTTAACTTATCGTCTATCATCTAAATCACATTTTATGAAGTCCACGGTGCTGGTTTTGTGACAACTGGTGGATTTTTAATCATTTCCATCTGAGCTGCCAATGATGCATCATAATTATCGACTGTTTCTTGCGTTAGAGCAGCCACAGTCCAGTTGATGAAATCTTGTTTGGATAGATTTTCAAAATCTGTGAAATTATCCGGATCTGGATTTTCTAAAGACAGCGATCCATAAACGTCAACATAATGATCGCCATCTCGCATTCCTCTCCTCCATTCATAAGAAACCACTACATTTTCGAGTGATTCTGCCACTGGTTTCACTTTGATTGCAACAAAATTCCATATATATTCTGAGTTCATATATCATCCTTTCAATTTATTTATCTCTTCTGCGAGTTGTTTGTTTTGTTCGGAAAGTTCTTGAACAGCTTTGACTAGTAAAGGAATCAACTTGACATCGGCCATGCCGTAGAATTCTTCGACCGATCCGTCTTCTCGATTTAACTCGTTGCGCTTGATAACTGTTTCTGAGTACAGAGTGTCCGCAAGGACTTCTTTAACTTCCTGGGCGATAAAACCAACCTGAGTGCCTTGATGGAAATTGTGAATATCATGTTTCTTCCAATCAAAAGTGACAGGGTTTAGTTTACCAACTAGATCCAATCCAGATTGCAATGGAACAATATTCTGCTTGTATCGGCCATCTGACGTAGCAATAGTTGCATTGGTAGCGAAGATTTGACTGTTAACTTGAAGATTATAGGCGCCATTCGATGACGAATAACCAATCAAAACGTATCCGTCAGAGTTGATACGCATTCTTTCGGTGATATTTCCACCGTTTGCACGAGTACCAAAGGCCAAATAAGTCGCATAATTTCCATCGGTTGCATTTTCTTTTGCACCCTTGATAATAGCAAATTGAGCAAAACTTGTTCCGGTGTATCTACCACCAAGTCCAATTGTGGCTCCCACGTCTGCACCAAGTGTAGAGTTGGAATGTACGTTGAAATTAGCAGGATTACCACCAATTCCGAAAGCATAATTTGGACCTACAACAGTGGCTCCCACGTCGATAGTATCGCCACCAGTGTTGAGTGTACCACTAGTTAATACCGTGAATTTATTAGCTGGACTCGCCGTGCCAATACCCACGTTGCCGTTAGCATCGATACGCATACGCTCTGATCGACTAGTAGCACCAGTTGCAGTAGTTTCAAATGATATGTAAGATCCTCTAGCAGATTCTGTTTGATTTTCGGCGCAAAATATGTTAATAGACCCGTGATTATTCGCAGTTGTGCCACCATAACTACTACCAATTAAGGCCATAGTTCTATCACCAGATTGAGTTGCAGTGGGAGAACTAATCGTGCCTCTTGCAGCAAATCCAATCATACCAGCTCTAACATCTGAAGACCCGTAACTAGTTGTGTATATTCCGGGAGCACTAGATCCGGATACACATTCAAATCTAGATTTTGGACTAGCAGTCCCGATACCTATATCACCAGTCCAGAGGATACGCATGCGCTCTGTTAAGGCAGTGTCCCCAGTAGCAGCACGGGTACTGAACGCCAAATCTCCAACAGGCCCAGTTCCGTTTGTGAGTAGTCCTTTAATAGCTGCAAATGCAAAATTACCAGTACTATTGGCTGCCGAGAAAAGAACAGAGCCACCGTTTCCACCAGCAGCACCACTGTCAAACAGCATAATCGAACCACCTTTATTGCCGCTGTTTGTGATAGCAGCAGTGGTTTGATTAGCTCCACGGACTTCTAATTGATGGCCAGGATCCGAAGTTCCAATGCCCACGTTACCACCAGATGCAAAATACACCCGATTCACCGCCGCCGCATTGGATCTTTCTAAGAATGCTAATCCATTTGTAGACCCAGTTCCGCTTGCGTCTTGGTTAGAAAATTCCCACCAATAAGCAGGATTAGTTGTGTACAGAGAGATAAAATTTCGATTATTGCTAGCGTCCGTCCTGCCCTGGAATCTAGCAACTTCGTTAGACACCTGACCAACAACATGCAACGGAGTTGCTGGATTATTTGTTCCAATGCCCACGTTGCCAGTGCCGCTGGGATTCAAGTGAATTCCACCATTACACACCAACTGCAAATTGTTGGTAAACCCAGTTCCTGAATAGTTCCCCATGCCGATAGCAGCAGCGCCTTGACTGGTTGTAAACAGCAGATAGGCCGGATTAGTGCTTGAGTGTTCAATTTTAACGTACACATCAGGTGATGTGGATTTGTACACATGCAACAGACTCGATGGGCTCGCCGTTCCAATGCCAACTTCACCAGTTGAGAGGAAACGCATCCGCTCAGTTAAGCTGGCGTCTCCAACAGCAGCACGAGTACTAAATGCCAGATCACCTGTAGTGTTTGTGCTGCCGCTTGTGAGCAACCCCTTGAATGCAGCAAAAAAGCCCTGATTGGCTCCAAAAACAACTGCGCCGCCATTGCCACCAGCGGCACCGCTGTCTTGCACTTGAATAGAACCGCCCTGACCAGCAGAAGTGGACATGGCTGCTGTGGTCTGACCAGCACCCAGTATGTGAAGTTTTGCACCTGGACTCGACGTTCCAATACCAACCCTATCATTTGCTGAATCAACATATAATGTGTTAGTATCAACTGTTAAAGCAGCAGCAGTAACTCTGGTTCCATCAAAAGTTAGATTTGCGGAACCTGCTGTTGTTCCACCTGAATTATAGAGAATTTGTGTATCAGAACCACCAGTTGGACCTGTGGCACCAGTTAATCCTGTTGAACCAAATTGTCCTGTTGCACCTTGACCTGTGGCACCAGTTAATCCAGTTGAACCGATGAATCCTGTTGAACCTGTAAATCCAGTCGCACCTAAGAATCCTGTCGATCCTATTATTCCACCACCAATCTCTATAAAATTGTATTCTAAAGAATGTGTTTGCGCTGGAAGAGGATATGAAGTTAAATCTATAAATTTAAATAGAAGATGAGAATATCCTTGACCTAAATCTGTAATATTAACTGATATTCCAAGAGAAGCATTTAGATCAGAATTAGATAATTTAATCCGGTTCTCATCTACTCTGATTACATAATAAGTTTGCCAGGATACTAATCCACCAATATCAGTTCCTCCATTAGAAGAATAGATAACTCTATCGCCAGTAGAAAAATTATGAGTGTCTACATAGATAGTATCTTGATCGATCTGAATTAGATCTTCAAAAGAACTTAGAAAAAATTTAATGCTATCGATGCTAGATGTCAGATAGATTGTATCTGGAGTCTTCACCACAACATAATATTCGGATCCATCTGTTAATCCAATATTATATGGAGTGGGATCTGAACCGTTCTGATATCTTGCAATGTCACCTGTTACCAAATTATGTGTTGGTATGAATATAGATGAAT